TCTGGCACATTTTATGATGCTTTCAATGCTGACAGAACGCTTTACAAGTGTCATACAGTATCTTCGGATGATAGCCCACGAACCAATAAAGAGAATATCGAATCTCTCATACGAAAATATGGAAAAGAGAGTAATGTTGTACTGGTTCGTGTGTATGGGGAATTTCCAAAACAAGATGATGAGGTATTTATAAATATATCATGGTTGGAGAAATCAATTCATGCCGAGATAAGTGATGACACCCTAAAAGCAATAGGAGAATATAC